AGACTTCCGAACTGGAAGCCTCCCCCTTGTAACTTGCGCCTGCCCTGCTCATAAGATTTCCCTCATAGTTACCTCGCATTCGGCGTAGTGCGTGCCGTAGTAGTTCACCGTCAGACTACCTTCCTCAAACCGGACGGAGATAGCGCTTCCCCCCGGCGGCGTCCATGTGAACGCCTCGTAGCTGCCTTTGCGAGCATTATAAAAATCCTCAATCGCCTTGATCGTCGCCGGAGTATCCCTGAATCCGACCGTCCACGTCCGGGCACGCACGCCCAGGTACTTACGCTGCTCTTTGCCGCTCTCGAACTCCGTTATCAGTACGTTGTGATTGATGCCCCTCTGGTAGGCGTAGAGCGGCGTGGCCGTGAAGGTTGCCATTATGCCAACCCCCTTATCGCGGAGCGAAGCGCACCGTTTTTCATGATGTTTTCAACGACGATACTTTCAACCGATGCCCGGTTAGACCGCATCATCTCCACAAACGACCGGCTGTCTACGGCGTTGATGTTCATGGTGATGTGTGTCTCGCCGCCGCCTTCGGACTGCACGCCAAGAGAGCCGTCAGCGCCTCGCTTAAGCGGCATAACCGCCTCCGGCCCGGCCTCGCCCATCAAACCCATGCCGTGAGCCATGGGGAATATGGTGGGCTTGGTGACAATGCCGCCCTTGGCGAACGGGAGGACGCGCCCGCCTTGGAAGGCTGCTCCGTCCGCGAACAGACCGCCGATAAGTTTTCCGATGAGCTTTTGTAGCACGCTCCCAGCTATGGACTTGGCGATATTTCGCAGCGCGTCCCCCAAGTCCTGAGCGTTGACTATCGCCTGCGCAAGTCCTTGTGAGAGTTCGTTCGCCCAGAGCTTTGCACTGATGCCGAACTCGTCAGAGGTTTTCTTTGTGTTCTTTTGCGCGTTGTTCACCTGCGCCACGACAGCGGGAAGCGCGGAGTATTTGTCGAGTAATTCCTGTACCGCAGCATTCCATTCCTTCTGAGAAAGAACGCCTTTTTCCAACTGCTCGTTGAGCGTGGTCATTTGTGTTGAGGCTATCTGTGAGGCGACCGACTGCATGGACGCGAACGTGGTTTTCATTTCTTCCGTCCAGTTCTCAATGCCCGGATCTGCAAGCTGGGCCTTCAGCCCGGCAAACACGTCCGTCAGGTGCTCCAGATATTCCGCGTCGCCCAGCAGCCCCATGGAGTTCTGCCAGGACAACCCCTCCATCATGGACCGCAGATCCTCGATGGCCTGCGCGTCCTGCTCCGCCTGTTTCTGGACCGCCTCTTCGGCCTTTGCCGTCACGTCCGTGGTGATCTGTTTCTCCAGGTCGACGATGGTTTTCCAGTCGTCGGAGAGCGGCTTCAGCTTCGCCTTCCACTCGTCGAGCACCGGCAGGAACGCCGCCCCGTCAGCGTTGAGATATTCGATCTGGTCCCGGATGTTTTGGACCAGCGTCTCGGCGGCGGATTTGCCCTTGGATTTTCCGCCCGCGGCTGCACCGCCGCCGCCCTTGAACGCATCAATAATTTTCTGAGTCTCCGGGGAGATGGCGTTCTCCTGCCGCACGAGTCCCAGCTCTGTGGGACTGTAGCCACCCTTCCCGGACTGCCGGGAGACGGCCGCCTTGTCGTAGGCTTCCAGAGCCTTTGCCCGGGCAAGGGCGTCCTGCTCCGCCCGGAGGTCGGCAAGCTCTTTACTCCTCCCGGACTCATTCAGCCCAAGCCCCCGGCGCTCAGAGAGAGTTTCTATCCCCTTCGCGCTCCAGTCGGCGCTCGCGAGGACGGCCAGAGCGGCCGCGGCCCCGCTGAAAACGGCCGCGTTCGCCGATAGGAATATGGCGAGGTTGCGCAGGGCCTGCAGCGCCCCTGCTGCACCACTGGTGATTTTGGAAAATATCAGGATCATGGGACCGATGGCGGCAGCCATTAGCCCCCAGTTAACGATGTTCGTTTTCATCTCAGGGGACAACTGAGAGAAGGCTTTCGTCACGTCCGCTACCCTGTTCGCCGCCACCATGAGCGACGGGGTGAGGGTGTTGCCGATTTCCCGCCCTGTGGCTGATATCTGGTTCCGGAGGATGGCAAGCCGCTTTTCTGTGGTCTGGTAGAAAATGGCCGTTTTTTCCTGGAGTTCGTTGTTTTTCTGCCAGGCCTTGCTGCCGAGCTTGACCGCGTTGGTGAATACCTCGCTCGCGCCGGTCGCTCTCAGAATGGCATCCCGGAGGCGGATCTCCGTGATCCCCATTTTGTCGAGAACCTCAATGGCTGTCATTCCGGTGCCCTCTAAACTGGCAAGCCCCTGGATGAATTTTATAATTGCGCCCGTCGCGTCCTGCTCGAACAGGGTGGAAAATTCCTGTACCGACATCCCGGCTACGGTGGCAAAATCTTTTACCGCATCACCGCCCTTGACCGTGGCGAGCTTCATTTCAATCATTAATTTACTGAACGCCGTGCCGCCTGCCTGCGCCTCGATGCCGACAGACGAGAGCGCCCCGCCGAGCGCCATGATCTGCGCCTCGGTCATGCCCACCTGTTTACCCGCACCGGCGAGCCTGAGACCCATTTCCACGACCTCTTTTTCAGTCGTGGCCAGAGCATTGCCCAGGGCGACCACAGTCGAGCCAAGCCTGTCGAAGTTTTTCTGGCTCATCTGGGTGATGTTGGCAAACCGCGCCAGCGAGTCGGCCGCCTCGTCTGCGGACATATTTGATGTCTCGCCCAGCTGGATCATGGTCTTCGTGAACGAGAGGATATTTTCCCTCTTGATTCCCAGCTGACCGGCGGACGCCGCCACCCGTGCTATTTCCTCCGCAGCCGTCGGCATGGTTTTGGACATCTCAACGATGCCGTTCTCCATGGCCTTAAGTTCAGCCTCGGTGCCGCCGACGCTCTTTTTCACCTTGGCAAAAGCGGACTCGAATTTCACGGCTTCCCGGACCGCCAGCGCTCCGAGTCCCACGAGGGGGGCGGTGACGTTGCGGGTCATGGCCGAGCCGAACCGCTGGGCGTTCGCGCTCAGCTTGCCGAGCTTGTACTCCACCCGCTTCAGACCACGCTCGAGCTCCGTCACGTCAGCGCCGAACACGTAGCGTATTTTTTTCTTAGCCACTCTTATCCCCCCTCCTGGACCTGACCTGATTTTTCAGATGTTCGTGATATTCGCCCTTGCTCAGAATTTCCCCGTCCACCCAGTACCCGGCAAGGTCGTTTGTCCGGACGGGGTGCTTCAGCCGGCCGCAGGCGTTTATTATCCATGCCGCGTGCTGTGCCCGTTTTTGTGACTCCAGATATTCCGAGTACCTCCAGGCGTAAATGAGGTCGTCAACCTCGCCCCAGGTGAGCCGCCAGAGGTCCTCGTGAGTGAGCCGCAGGGGACCGAGAGCGATCAGCACAAGTTCCTGTGCCGCCTTCTCCCAGTCCCCCGCCGTCAGTTTTTTCCCTTCTCCTCCGCGGCCGCGTCAGGCAGCCCGAACACCCGCTTGAACGATGCAAGGAATTTCGGGACAGCCTCGCCCAGGGCGTCGATGTACAGCCGCTCCTCGGAGTCGAGAATATCCCCCACCTCGTCGATGGTCAGGTCATGGTTCTGCCAGAGCATTCCGGCCCAAATAATCGACGTTCCGAGTTCCATATCCCGCCCGTCGAATCCGCCTGTGAGGATGTCCGCAGGGGATCTCCCGATTTTCTCCTGGAGAGCACGAAGGGCGTTCACGCCGTATTTCAGTTCACCGATTTTCTCTTTTAGACTCATACCGGATTCAGCTCCAGTTCCCCATCGCCCTGGATGGATATGCTCACGCCCACCGCGTCCTCGGTTGCGCCCGAAGGCGACCAGCTGGTGATATGGCCCGTACCGACGTACTCAGCCAGTTCATCACGGAGAGTCACCGCCGGGTCTGTCGCCCCGGTGAGGGACGTTGCGTCAAGAGTGAGTTCCGCCTCCACCCCGGAGGGGAAGGAGATGACAAAATCATCGCCGTTCGCCACCACAAGAATTCCGGTGTCGTCGTAGACTGTCCGGAGAGCGGTCTGTATGGCGGCCGCCGTGGCGTCGAATGCGAGCGCATCAGTTATGATCGTGGCCCCGTCGCCCAGGGTGAACGTGCCGCCGCTGGCCCCGCCCAAATCGAGGTCGTAAATTTCGTCCGCGCCGAAGGGCAGGAACGTAAATTCCATGGGAGTGCCCTCAAGCGCCCGCGCTACCAGTTCCTCTTGCCCGTCGTCCGTCGGGTCGTAGAACAGTTCCATGGTCCCCGACCAGCCAGCCTGTCCGACGATGAAGTTTTTCCACGTGGAGGCGAGAGTTGAAACGTCAATGGTTCCGAGGGCGGTCTCAATGGAAAATGACCGCACCTCCCCAACAGGCACCGCCACCCCGGAGACATCGAGCCTGACGATGGCCTTTTTTGCAGCTATCGCGCTCATATCATCACCGCCTTAGGAGGCGTTGGCTGCAAGCGCAAGTTCTCCAGTACCCTGGAAGCTGAAAGAGACTCCTACCGCGTCTTCCGTCGCTCCGGTGATTGACATGCTAGTCACGTAGCACGTGCCGGAGAGCTGAGTCTTTCCCGATCCCGCCCCGAGAGGCTGTACGGTGATGGTACAGATCGTGCCCGCCCGCGCCTTGCTCACAAGGTCGGCCTGCGCCTCGTCTGTGGGATCGTAGAAGCATTCAAGGCTTCCGCTCCATCCCGCCTGTCCGACAAGGTACTTTTTCCAGTCCGTGGAAAGAGTGCTGACGTCGATCGTCCCGAGAGAGGTTTCAATGGAAAAACTCCTTACCTCTCCGAGAGCGGTAGGCGTCGCCCCCACCGTCAATTTCAGAACGCTTACTTTCGATGCAGTTGCGCTCATGTCCTACCTCCTTGAGTTCAAAAAAAATGCCCCTCCGAAGAGGGGCTTATCTGTCGTATCCTTTGATTGTCAGTACGCCGTGGTACCAGCCGGACGGGTCTTGAATCACCATCAGTTCCTCCTGGAACCACCCTGGAGGAATCACCGGGCTTATCAGGTCCGCGATTTCGAGCACTTCTTTGCGCCCTTGGTAGCTGCTCCAGATGTGAAGGTCCGCGTACCGTGCGCGTTCCGTCTCCGAGAGCAGCCG